GAATTTCAAGCAAATCTTGTGCTATAAATCCTGCTGCTTTTATATCTTTTTTAGCTCCATCTCTAGTATCCCATTTAAAGATAATAGGTTTTAATTGATTTACAAACTCTATACCTTCTGTTATAGGTGTTACTTCTTTTTTATCTCTAATATCTGAAAGAGAGGTAATTGATGTTACTTGACAACGAAGCGTTGTAATTGAGCTGTTACCTAGTGTAATAGTATCTGAACCACCTCCTATAGCATTAGCTCCTATTACAATTTGATTAGTCTCATTACTGTTTAAAGCTCTGGTATTAGCTCCTAGGAATACTGAACTACTAGCCATACTCGCAATAGATCCATTTGAAACTAACCTACCTGCTTCAACACCAACTGCTGTGTTATTACTTCCAGTTGAATTCGATTGCAGTGCTTTGTGTCCAATTGCTGTATTACTATTTCCGGTAGTATTAAAATACGATGCCTGGAGTCCTGTTGCTGTATTGTTAATTCCAATTGTGTTACTATATAATGCTCCTATTCCTGTTGCTGTATTTTCACTTCCAGTCGTATTATTAAATAATGCACTAGATCCAATTGCAATATTAGAAATTCCAATTGTATTAGATGCTAATGTTCCACCACCAATTGCAGTATTATTACTTCCGCTTGTGTTTGAGTACAGTGCTTGTAATCCAATTGCAGTGTTGTAGTCACCTGTACTATTTGTATACAGTGCTTCTTTACCTGTTGCTGTGTTACCGCTACCGTTTGTGTTTGTATATAGCGTATCTCGTCCAATTGCGGTATTTTCACTTCCGCCTGTATTAGATCTTAAAGCTCCATCTCCAAATGATGTATTAGATGACATATTGCCTTTCCCATTGTTCCAAACAGTTAAATCTGTAGCGTTTGACTCTAACCATGCAATAGGAGTACTTGTTACCCCTGTTAAAGCAGAACCGTTTCCTGAGAAAGACCCTGTGAATCCTTGAGTAGCAATTACTGAACCTGTTACTTGAAATTGTGAACCTGATGCAAATACTAGATTTGATCTAGTAGTGCTGTCACTTCCGTTACCGATTATAAAAGCATTTTCAGCTGAGGATGTTATATTACTGTTTCCTACTACTGTTTGATAAGCTGCTGATGCAGTCGTGTATGCTCCTTGAGTGTGAGATGCAAATCCTTCTGCACGTGTAAAATATCCTTCAGAGTGAGCAGCTGGTCCGTATGATACTGTTCCTCTACCTTCTGCATGTGATGATTCACCTTCTGCGTTATTACCAAATCCTTCTGCATGTCCAAATGCTCCTGAAGCAGATGTTTGTCTTCCTTCTGTATGTGAAAAGTCTCCTACTGCTACTGTAAAGTAACCTTCAGCATGTGAAGTAGATCCTTGTGCTATAGTTCCGTTTCCTTCAGCATGTGCTCCTGTTCCTGTTGCTTTAGTACCTTCCCCTTCAGCATGTGAGACAGTTCCTGATGATGTTGTAAATCTACCTTCAGCGTGTGAATAGTTTCCAGTGGATAATGTATTATCACCTTCAGCATGTGAATAGACTCCTGAAGCTGTTGTAGCATACCCTTCAGTATGTGATGCCTGCCCTAGTGAGAGTGTATTTTGCCCTTCAGCATGTGAGTAGGATCCTGATGCTTTTGCGAACTGTCCTTCAGCATGTGAACTGTATCCTGATGCTGATGTAAAGTATCCTTCGGCATGTGAAAAAGAACCGTCAGTACGTGTTTGATTTCCTTCAACATGTGATCCATACCCTACTGTTCTGGTACCAAATCCTTCTGCATGTGATGACTGTCCTTGTGTTATTGTTCTTTCTCCTTCAGCATGTGAATAGTCCCCTATTGCTACTGATCCTGTACCTTCTGCATGTGAAAAGTTTCCAGTTGCTATATTTCCTTCTCCTTGTGCTAAAGATCCTGTTACTCTTAACGATCCTGTAATCTGAGCAGATCCTGTAAATGGAAAAGCTGCTCCACCTCCGCCGTTTAGAGCGTAAGAAGCTGTTACTGCGTAAGAAGCAGTCCCTTGTAAAGATCCTGTTATACCTTGGGTCACATTTAAAGATCCTGTTATAACAGAAGTTCCAATTACTTGAAATGCTCCTGCTGTTGCTCCAGAAGCTGATACCTGTAGCCTATATCCTGCATCTGTAAAATCAGTACCATGTATTACGTTTCCGTTTGCAAGGAATCGAGTTGATTCTACTCCATTGGTTGGGTATATTCCGATATATTTGGTACCATCTGTTTTAATAGTTCCAAAAGTAGTACCAACACCCAGAATTAAATCTTGTAATTGGAATGTTCTTCCTGCAGCATATATGTCACCTGTCATTGTACCTCCTGCTAGTGGCAGGTATAGTGGAGCTGATGAAGCAGTTGTTGCATAAGAAGCAGTGCCAAATAATGAACCTGTTATTTGACCTAATACCTGTAATGATCCTGATACTGTTACTGTTTTGTTAGCAAAGTCTCCACCAATTAACGGTGTACCTGAACCTGAACCGATATAAAGTTTATCGTACTCTACCACTACGTTACCTGGTCCTGCTGAATTACCTATGTATACGTTATTAGATCCTGTTACTGTGTATAGTCCTGCTGCATTCCCTATAGCTACGTTATTATTTCCTTCTTTATTTTGAATTAAAGCACTAGTCCCTATGCCGATATTACCACCTCCTGCAATACTATTCCCTAACGCTAAGATACCTAGAGCTATGTTAGAGCCTCCTGTAGTATTATCCTGTAGGGCACCATTTCCTATAGCTATATTACTATTCCCTGTAGTATTCGATATTAGGGCTGCATTACCTAAAGCTACGTTACCGGTACCGGTTGAGGACATGCTATCGTCAAATATATTATTAGCTAAAGCATTTACCCCTATCCCTATACTTCCAAGGTATGAATTATTACCCTTCAGCACTAATCCGTTAACTGACCCTGTTACTTCTAATGAACCTGTAATTTGTGCAGATCCTGTATAAGGGAATGCTGCTATAGCTCCACCGTAGTAGGATGCTGTTAAAGCATGTGAAGCTGTTCCGAATAATGAACCTGTAAACGATGTAGCTTCTACTGAATCAGCTGTATATTTTTTTGCCATTTTATTTTACTTTATTACCAGTTATTTTGTACTATATTTACCCATTCATAAGTTGAAGCTCCTGTTTGCATTGACATATCTACATAAGAATTGTTTCCTGATGTTCTATATCTCAATGAACCTACATTCGATATACTTGCTGCTGCTGAATTATTTCCTACTTGTAGAGAACCTGTTATTGATAAAGAACCAGTAAACTGATGTGTATCGTCTAATGTATCTCCAAATCTAGTAGATCCTGAAGAGAATGATTCAGTAAAGTATGTTACAGATGAAGATATTATATATTGCTGTGCTGTAAGATTTCCTGTTACTGTTAAGTCTCCTGCTACTGTTCCTCCTGTAAGTGGTAAGTATCCTGGTGCTATAGATGCTGTTTGAGCATAAGAAGCAGATACCACACTTCCATTGTAATAAGAAGCTGTTTGAGCATATGATGCAGAAGCTACACTTCCATTGTAATAAGAAGCTGTTTGAGCATATGATGCAGAAGCTACACTTCCATTGTAATAAGATGCTGTTAAAGCATGAGAAGCAGATACTGCTCTTGAAGCTGTTACTGTTAATGTATTTGTTGTAGCATTATATGAATATAAAGTACTATCAATATATATTGCATTGTTTATCGTACCATCTGTAAATAACGGATAGTAAGGTCCTGTTCCTGTTGGTACATCTATTACATCTATGTATGATGCTGATTGTGCATATGAAGCACTTAATGCAAAATTTGAGTAAGAAGCTGTTACTGATCCTAGTAGGTGACTTGCTGTTGCTGCATTTGTTGCAAAAGAACTTGATCCTGCTTGTAGTGCATAAGAGGCTGTTTGTATAAATGAAGCGGTTGCTGCATAAGAAGCAGAAGTTGCTATGGAAGCTGTATTACTAGATTCAGCAAAAAAAGCAGAAGTTGCTATAGATGCTGTATTGCTATTCTCTGCAAATGAAGCTGATATAGATGATGATGCAAACCCTACTGCTTCTGTATATGAAGCAGATATTGCAAAAGTTGCTGTAATGGCTGTTGGTGAAACAATTCCTGTTATCCCTGATCCGTCTCCTACAAATAGATTTGCTGTTATAGTATCTGTTACTATTAAAGATCCTGTAATACTTGCACTTCCAGATAAAGATCCATCCCACTCTGCTGCTATACCTGTTAACCCAGATCCGTTTCCTGTAAATGATCCGGTATAAGATCCAGTATTAAATGAACCTGTAAATGTATTAAATGCTGTTAATGTTGTTAATCCACTTGTATTGAAATAGGAAGCAGTTGTTGCAAAAGAAGCAGATGTTGCTTGATTAGAAATTGTTGCGTAAGAGGCAGATACTTGAACTGGTGCCCATGAAGCAGATAATGCTTGAGAGGCGTAAGATGCTGTTCCTAGTAAAGAACTTGTTATAGATGTAGCGTGTATATTTCCTTCTACTTGTAATTTTCCTAGAGTTGGGGTTGCAGTTCCAATACCTGTATTACCGCTTGAACTAATATACATTCTAGGTGTTACAAGTCCATTTGAGAAAAATCCTATACCATCGTCATATATTACTGATCCTAGTGCTGTAGTATTAAAACCTCCTGCTTTCCAGTGTATTCCGTTTGTTGGTACTATATCAACTCCTGCTACTGATTGTATCTTTCCTGTTACTTGTAGTGTTGATGATACTGTTTGACTACCTGTTATATCTAGAGATCCTGTTAATACTACATCCTGTATTAATGGATTAACATATGATGCTGTTTGTGCACTTGTAAATGATCCACTCCAGTATGATGCTGTTGCAGCATAAGAAGAAGATATTGCGTAAGAAGAACTTGCTATCGAACCACTCCAATATGAAGCTGTACTTGCAAAAGAAGCTGATGTTGCATTTGTTACAGATCCTGTAAAGAAAGAAGCAGTTACTCCTGTCAATCCTGATCCATTTCCTGAGAAAGAACCTGTAAAAGAACCTGTAAAGTTACTTCCTGATGCCTGGTATCCGTTTAGGTTTAGGCTTGTTAAGTTTGATCCATTTCCTGAGAATGATCCTGAGAATGATCCAGATACTCCTGATGCAAATCTTAGGTCTACATTTCCTCTATCTACTCTAAGGGATCCTGATATATCTACACTTCCTGTAATTATTCCATCCCATTGTGAGGAAGCTGTTACGTATAGAAGGTTAGATCCATCTCCATAGAATGCAGAGGCAGATATGGATTGACTCACATTAAGTGAGCCTGATACCTGTACATCGTTATTAAATATATGCTCGTTAGCCATGTCTTATATTGTTTTATACTTTTCTCTTAAATGCTGTTACTAGCATATTTATCTCGAAGTTTCCTCCTACTGCATTTACTGATAAAGAAGCAGATGTTAAAGAAGAAGCATTTAAGCTAAATGTACTATTTATTGCATCTCCTGTTGCTACTACATAATTATCTGATATATCTGCATGTCCTGATCTGTCCCAAGTACCTAATAATGTACCTACTTTCTTTTCGTTTTCAGTAGCAGTTGTTAGGACATAGTCTGCTTTAAATCCAGCGTAACCTGCTGAGGCAGATATTGGGAAAGTCATCAGAGTTGTCACTCCTGAGAGGCTACTTGTTGAGTATTGAAATATATCTACTTTAGCAGCTGTTGTACTTCCTGTTGTAATAGTTAAAGTACTTCCTACTGTTACTCCTTGAAGTGATGTACTTCCTGATATAACTGTTAAAGATCCTGTAATAGCTGCACTACCGCTTCTAATTCCATTCCAGTTGGCTGTTGTTATACCTGTTAGTCCTGATCCATTTCCTACATAAGATCCAGAAAAAGAACCGCTAAAAGAACCACTTCCTTGAAAAGTAGTTCCTGGTTGCATTATTATAGATCCTGATACTACTAAAGGCCCTATTACTGTTAAATTACTTATTGTTGGCATATTTTGTTATGTTTATTTTTACTACGGTACTCTTACCATTACAAAGGGTCCGTCTTTATATAGAGCTCCAATCGGTAATGACATTACCCCTGCATAGTCTTGTTGTATATCTAGTAACTCAGGCATAAATACCTTTACAGCATTCAGTGTTAATATTCTTTGTGCAAAATCTCCTTTTATTAAAGCGTCTGGTCTTGTTGAATTATCTATATAAAGCTGATCATACTCTTCTGATATGTAATCTCCTGAGTTTGCTCCGATGTATACATTTCTTGCTCCTTTTTCTAGTTTTGGACCTCCTGCTTCAAAACCTATACCTACATTTGCCTTACCGTCAATAAGGTTCCTAAATGCTCCTTTACCTACAGCTGTATTGTATGCACCGGTTTCTAGAGATGATAGAGTTTCTGCGCCTATTGACACATCTGCATATCCTTGCCTTACTTTAAATAAAGATAAGTACCCCAAAGCAGTCTCAAAACTCGATTCATTAGCTTTAGATAGTACTTGACTTCCTATTCCTGTTGAATACTTTCCATTGTTACCTCCTCCTGCTAGATATCCTAAGTATGACGATTCGTTTCCTGCTCCTTGACCTGCTCCATACCCTACTGCAACAGTCTGACTGGTTGCTGATTGACCTGCTGCATATCCTATTGAAACAGTTTGATCCTCTGCTTGTGATCCTGCATAAAATCCTACTGCTACACTACTACCTGGTGAATTATTTAATGTATTTTCCCCTACACCAATTGAATCTGTTGTTGGGTTGTGTATTTTAATATTCTGATGAATAGTTGTAACACCTTTTAGGTTAATGGTCGGTGAAGACCCTGATACAATAAATGATCCTGTTATCTCTGCATTTCCATTTCTTCTACCATTCCATATTGCTGTAGAAGTAATACCTGTTAACCCTGATCCATCTCCTATAAATGATCCTGAGAATATAGATCCTGATATTGAAGAAACTCCTGTAAAATTTACTGTTGTTCCTACTCCTCCTGATACAATTAATGATCCTGTTATTTGTGCATTACCGTTTCTAATACCATTCCACGTTGTTGATACTCCTGTCAATCCTGCTCCATTTCCTACGAAAGAACCAGAGAAAAGCGATGCAGACACCTGGCTATGTATAGTTACTTGACCAGTTGCAAAATCACCGTAAATAAGAGGTGTATCGTCTGGTATATTATTTATGTACAGTTTATTGTCCTGTAAGGGAGTATTTGTAATCGGTCCTGCTCGGTACCCTAAGTACAGATTTCCACCACCACTACCTACGTTTTCTGCTGTACCGTATCCTAAAGCTGTATTACTATCTCCTCCATTTAGGTTTATTAGTGAATCACTTCCTACTACTGTATTTGCTTCACCTGTTGCATTTCGTAAGGAAGAGTTACCTACTGCAATATTAAGTTGGTTATGCAACTCATACCCTGCATTTTGTCCAATAAGTATGTTATTAGCGTCTAGAGCATTTGTTCCTGCACCAGATCCTATACTTAGATTTCCTGCTGCATCTATTGGTTCAAATCTTCCAGCTAGAGTTAGTATACTTCCATCAAAAGTAAGATACTGCTCTCCTTGAAGTGATGCTCCTCCAGTTGCTGTTAATAACCTATTGTTTTGATTACCATCTATTGTTACTGTACCTCCTCCTGGTGCTGGTAATTCAACACTGTGGTATGTTGGGTCGTCTGTATCGTTATCGAACCATAATTTTAACTCTTTTGAAGTAGAGTTAGGTATATTGTGAATGGAACTTGAGAAGTAAACAGAAGAGAAGTTCTCATCCATTTCTACATGGGTAAGAGCTGCTCCTTTACTTGTTCTAAATGTTATTGCCATAGTACTTTATTATAAATATCTTCTTTTAATCTTCTATTGTTAGATACCTCCGTACATAATATATGCTAAAGCATAGTAAGGCGGTAGGTTTTTATTAGTACCTGATTCCCCTGTCGGTGAGTCTTCTACGAATACATTCTGCCCTACACCTGTTCCTTTCAACCCTGTCGTATTATTGTATATTTGACCACTTGTTGCTGCTGTAGCTTCTGCATCTCCTCCCTGTACCTGTCTATTCCCATTACCGTTATCACTGACGTTTGTGTTAATATTATGTGTGTGCCCCGGGTCTACTATCCTTATATTGTGTGAATGCTGTACAACTACTGCATCTTTGGTACCACCGGTTGTTGTTGCTGTACCTGTCACATTAGTTGTTGGTGTTACTCCGTAGTTTGTAGTAGCTCCTATTATAAACTTGTCCTGTAGATTTGGTGTTACTATTCCGTTTATAGTTTGTCCATTACATAAGTACCATCCTGTTGGGATTGCTGAGTAAGTTCCTGACCAAAGTATAATACCTCCTTTTGGAATTGGTGCTGCATCTATCTTCTGTACTAGTCCTGCTGATGTTGCTACTAAAGCACTTGTTGTTGCTGCAGAACCTGCT